CCAGTATTTTCTACCATACTTAAAGCATCAGCACCAGAGATATAAGCATTTGTAGTTACTGGTTTAACCATAGTTTGTAATTTATTATATAATGTTTGTGTGTTTCCTAAATATTTATTATAGGTTCCACGATTAAATTGAGATTGTCTTTGTCCAATATATGGAATTAATTGTTCAAGTTCGAATCCTAGTTTATCAAATAAACAGTTATTATAAGCAATAGGTTGTGTTGGTGATAGAGGTATGCTATCTACGTTATTACCTTTTGTAAATAATCTTATCGATTTTATTGAAATACCTGAAACAGTGCTTATTATAGGATTAAATACACCATTTTGTGCTATATCAGCATATGCTATTTTTGTGCCGTCTACACCAGAAGACCCACTAATTGCTGCTTCACGAGCATTTACTGACATACTAATTTCTTCTGCTTGTGCATTTGCTTCTCTTGATACATAAGCATCTTGAAAAACTCCATTTCCAACTCTGACAGCAGTATGAAGTCCTGAAATAGTGAATCTACCATATGTATCATCGAATTGAATACTTGGATTATCTGCCCCGACCATTATATACGGCATATATTGATATGTTCTAGTAAGGGTTTCAGTGCTACCTACTGGATAACTGTTTGTAGTGCTAACTGAATCAACTGTTGTTTTTTGAGTTGTAATTATTTTTGCTAGTTTGTTATCATAACAACTTGGACTTCTTCCGAAGAATTCACCTCTCATCGGAGACGGCATTTGAATCCCTGTATATCCTGCTATTTCTGGGTCTGGTTGAACTTTATCCATCATTATGAAAGCACAAAATGCTACATCCTTTAAGGCAGGGTCTGGAAGGTTTGCTTCTTTATAAAAACAAGGGATAACTGCCATATTATCACTTTTAGAATATGCTTGTGTATAGTATTGACCATTGCTATCTGTTAAAGTGAAGAAACTATCTTCTGGAAAACTGAAAATCATATGATTAGGTTTTGTTTGGTCAAATGAATCATCATATCTACTATAATATCTTAATTCTTCCCTAGAATTCCACGCTGCCTGTCCATTTCTACGTATTAAGGTTTTTTTACCGTTTATTGTTTGATAAGAAGGTTCAGTTGCTCCAGCAGATAAATATTGTGCTGTATTTGTAATATTAATTTTACAACCAGTAGCACCACACGATAACTGGTCAGATGCTCTTCCATAATATAAATTTTGATAGTAATCTAAATTACTTAAATTATCAGGTGTTAAAGGTGTAGAATCACCCACTATGAGTTCGCAATCACTCCATCCAATACTTAAATTATTTATATTTTCTCTTGAATATATTAAATTTGTAGTTACTAATTGATTATATTCTTGTACATGTAAATAATTCATAGTAGTCAATGTTGGTGCTACTGTTGTTTTTGTAATATTATAAGTAAAACTTGTATTATCCACTGATAACCAATTTAATCCTTCCATAATTACACAATTCAATCCGTAATTTCCAACGTCACTCCCATTAATAAATGAGTTTCCAGTATATAATCCTTTGGTTTCCCATCCACCAGTTAGTAAAGTAGCACTAGAAGCAGCAGTCTTTCTACATACAACCCATCCGTATACGTTTCTATATTCTTCAGGATTTCCACATAATAAATTTTGATGAAATACATCTCTACCTTGTTCTTCATCATATCCAACACCCTCTGTCCCACTCTCACCAGCAATTATAGAATTCCATTTTCCAGCAATTCTTGCGTTAAATATATCACCAGTGCATGTTGATACTGTTCTATAAGAAGCATCTGTAATTGCTGGATTCGGTCTTGATAATATGTTACTATCGACTAAACTATAAACGACTGCTGGTTCATCTAATTCATCCCAATTTACAGGATTACCACTTCTTTGATGTAATTGAGCAGTAAGACTTTCTCCAATTTTTGAGGGTGTATTAAAACCTGTTTCTACTTCTAAATCAACATCATAAGTTTTATAATCCCAAGCACCAGCGTCTATTGAATTTATAACATTTCCATAACCTATAAAAGTAGGAGTCCCTAAGTACATACGTTCAGGAGTTGCATCATCCATTGGTTGAGGTGGATTTTGAAAAACACCACCATCCGCAACCTCAACAAAAGTTGGAGCAGCCTCAGTCCCCCCATTGTTATACATACCTTCTAAACCCCTATACGGAAAATTCTTTCTAAATTGTGTAAAATCATCAAATGTAAGATATCCATAGTTTCCTTGTTGTGAATTTATAATTTGAGTAGAAGCATCAAATAAAGGTAAATTACAATTAAATTGTTGTCTATTAGTTATATATGTTTGAAATGTCATACGAACTTTATTGTCTTGTTTATCTGTTGGACTTGTTAAAGCATTTTGACCACTGAATTCGATTGTTTCTTCAGGACTACCACGTGTATTTATCATAACTGCTTCAACTGATATTTGGTCTCCAACATCAACTGATATCCCAGCTTCAAGTCTAGTATTCCACCTATTGTTAGGTAACTCAGTATTGACTTCATTTTCCTTCGCATTATGCAAATTTTTTAATTCTTGTTTATATGCTATTTCACGATTGGATTCTATAATTATAGTTTCCGACATATTTTTATCTAGTTATTATTATACAACATATTTATTATAATTAAATATTTATAAAAATATTTTTTAAAAAAAATTAATAAAACCAAATTAAATAAAAAAAAATAATTATTAACCAAAAAAGGATGAATACATATTTTGGGGTTCTTGTGGTGTTAACATTTGCGGAACTGGTTCTTTGACTGGTTTTGGTTTTTCTATATGAGGAACTGTTGCTTTTACTACTGGTTTTTTTGATGTTTCATAATCTGTTCTTAATTTTAAATACTTTTCCATATTTCCCATAAAGTGATTAAAATTATGTTGAGTTTCTAATTCTACATTTTGTTTTTTTTGTTTTACTATTTCTTTATGTTCTGGAACAAAATCCTCTGGTGTTTTATCTGCTACATGCTCTTTTATAGTTTCATCAATTGGAATTGTAGTTTTTTTATATTTTGCTATTGCTTCTTTTTCAAGTTGTTTTTCTGCTTGTGATTTCTTTGGTTTTGCCTTGTAATATTTTGGTTGATGTGTTTCTACTACCTTTTGTAATGCTTCTTTCTTTGCTGTTGCTTTTACTTGACGTTTTTCTAATGCCATACCACGAATTTTATCTAAGTGAGCGATTTGTTTTTCTGATAACTCTTTCTTTTTCTTTTGTATGGGTTGTTTCTTTACAAAGGGTTGCTTTTCTTCTTCTTGTTTATCCATTTCTTCTTGGTATTGTTCTTCAGTAATTGGTTCATCGTCCATTATCTCCTCAATATCAGCGACAATATCTAATTCAGGTAAATCTAAATTCATTTTATTTAATGTATATATTAAGATTAGAAAATAAATATTTCTATTTTATTAAATTAATAGTAATTAATACTTTCTATTTAAGACAATTATATAATTATTTATAATATTTGGGACAAAAAGACATTTGGACACTTTTCAAATACATTTGGACACTTTTTTTTGATGGTTAAAATACAAATTATAAGTGAGTAAAAAACTTTTGGGACAAAGGGCACAACTTTTAAAAAACTTTTTTTTATATCTTGTTTTTTTCACTTTGTTTTTTTTGACTAATCCTGAAAATACTTTTATAGAAAAAGTTGTGCCCTTTGTCCCAAAGTCCCTAAAATAAAAATATTTGATGCTAGAGTTGGACACTTTTTCATATAATTCTTTATAGTTTTGTCCCAAATGAAATATTTTTGTCCCAAATATTATATAATTCTTTATATTTTTGTCCCAAATTGTCCCAAATTATAAATAATTATATAAATTAATATATATATATATAAATAATTATATAAAAGTTAAAAAGTAATAAATAATTATATAAATAGTTATTCTTCTTTGTGTATATTCGTTATAAATCCATCACCTTCTGTATTACTATTTTTTTCATATATCAATCTAGTGAATTTACTATATGCTCTTGATGGATTACTTTGTAAATCTAGATACAGAAAACCATATTGTTCTTTTGATGCTTCTTTATATAATTTTTTAAAGTTTTCAGCACCTCCGAATTGGTCACTATATTCTTCACTTATTTTCATTATCTCTTTTTCATTGGGATTTGGAGAACCTATAATAGCAAAAGTAGCATTCTGTCTAATAGTAGTTTCAAGACCACGAAATAATTGAGAAGCAAACAATAATAAACCAATATTATAATGTCTTGCTCTAGTTGCTAGATAGTTAATTTTAGAATTCTTTTTAATTCCTAAGAAATCATCCAATACAATACATATAAAAGGTTTTTCACCTCTTGGAAATGTATCTTGGTAATCTATTATATTAGTTATTATTTCATCTATCTTTGTTAAATCATCAAATATTGTATGAGGGAATTCCGTTTTTAAGAATCTACTGGTTCTATCATTGTTTATTGTATTACTGATTATATAAACCATATCGAAACAATCTTTATAAAAGTTAGGATTTAATAATAAATTACTTATAATAGTTGATTTACCAGTTTTAACTGGAGATATAAGAATACCTACTTGTCCACTTGCTATCTGTGGTAAATTAGGATGTATTTGCTTTCTTAGTTTTTGTTCAGTCCCATCCTGCTTTACTGGTAATATATCTAAATCAAAATCATCACTAGACATTTTATATAATTATATACTTAATAGTTAATGAGAAAATATTTAAAAATTATAAATCATAATAAATCTAAAACACAACAACACCAGACCCATCAATTGGAGTTTCATCAATTGGAGGTTCTACTTTACATTTCTTTTTATGTTGATATAAATTAGTTCTTCCATATATTCTTTTACATATTGGACATTCTACTGGTTCCCTACTATAAAGCAGCCATTTTGGATAATGCTTTTTACCACTAATCTTTTTTTGAAGTTTCTTTTCTGCTAGAGTTCTAATTGGTCTTGTCATATTTAATATTTTTGATTCATCTTCTTTTTGTATATAATCTTTTTCAATCTGTAATAATTCATTTTTAATTCCACCAGTATAATGATGAAGTTTTTCCATAATGAAATTATCAAATCCACCATTTGCTCTTATAAAAGTGTGTAACTTAGAAGTTCCATTCATGCTTTTATTTCGATGTGTGTAAATTCTATTAATGAAGTTTTTAGTGCTACCAATATATTTTTCAGTAATAGTTGAGTCTTTACAATAAATTTGATAAACATAGCAATCATCATAAGTGTTCATTTTGTACAAATATATATTATTATTAAATCCGTTATTATTAATATATATAATTATTTATAATTTGAAAAAAAAACGAATATAAAATAAAAATATATATTAAATAATAACACAAATAAAAAATGAATACTTTTCATTATTTAGAATTACCAGAATTTGAGAAAAACGAAAATATAAAAAATGGAGAATATCCGAATCTAGCAGAATTTGAAATAAAAAAACAGAATACTATATTTACATTTGGTGTTGCTCCTTGTGGTATTTATATATATGATTTTTTTAAAGATAATATATTTAATGAAGAAGTATTTAAAATATTATTAAAAGATGTAAAACAACACAATGGAAGGGGTGATTATTCTGGTATTATTGATAAAGAAAAATTGTTTCCATCCTATCATAAATACCTAGATGATAAAAATGTAAAATTCAATAAAAATAAAACTCGTATTGACAAATCAGAAACTTGTGGTTATGCTTTTAGCAACAATACAAAATATACTGTGATAAATGAAGAAAAACCTTACTATAAAAACAATAAGAAGGAGATACATCAATTATTAGATAAACCTATAATTAAACCTATAAACAAAATATTAAATCATTTTTGGGATTTACAAAAACCCAATTATATATATGGTTATTGGAATAATATGATTATAAATTCTAATACAGTGGCGGCAGTTCATTCTGATGAAAGAAATAAAGACAATCTTAGTTGTCTAGTGTGTTTATCAACGAATGAGAATGAACTACCTCAGAGTAATTTGAATTTAATAGATTATAAAATATCTATACCAATGATTAGTAATAAATCAATATTGATTATGAATTTGAAGCATATTCGTCATTCAAATAATCCAATAAGTAAAGAACTATTAAAATATAGACATAGTATTGTATTTTATAACAAATAATTTATTTTAATTTTAGATTAAACTTTTTAAGATATGCTTTGATACCCTCTTCTATTGTTGGTTTAAACCATAGGATATATTTTGATAGTGTCCCAGCAGTTTCTGCTTTTGTCCAGTCTTCTTTTGAGTGTCTGGCATAATATAAACGTTTTCGTTCGTCTGCTTTTTTCTTCCCATCTTCTTTGTAATAAATCGTATAGTCTTTTGAACCAGCACTCCCAAAATGAATGGTTTTTGTTTTTTTTCCCTTTTCATCATAAAAAATAGCAGTAATCTTCTTTTTTTTATTACTAGATGGAATTATAAATTCAACTGACATTTTAATATTAATAAAGATATTAATTATAATAATGTTTTTTGAATATATATTTTATTAATTTATATAATCCAATACAAACAGATGATTGATTGAAAACATCAATATCATTAATTACTTCATCAAATGATTCTACCATTTTAATATTAATAAAGATATTAATTATAATAATGATTTTTTATATGTAGACAATGGTATGTCTTTAAAATTAATAGTTTTTTCTCTTGACATTTCTTTATGTATGTATTCTTTAATTTGTGTTTCTAGTTGTTTTCCAATATGAACATTAATATGTTCTCTAATAGTTTTTTCTGGTGTTTCTCTTTCAATTTCTTTGTCATTATCATTAAAACTTATTTTACAACACATAAAGAAGTTACATCTTAGTTTCTTGAACCAACTTTTAAAACCCATTTTAAAAAATGGTTGTTATAATTATATAATAAGGTTTTAATTTGGTCTTACTTTTTTTAAAGTTATTTACAATAACAATAATAATTAATATATGAATAACACATGAAAACAACTGTTATAAGTAAAGCAATACAAACTATTTCAATAGTCATATTTATAGGTTTCATATATTTTTATTTTTTTGTAATTCTTTTTTTAAAAGAATATATTTTATTTATATAATTACTAGATTAAAAAATATTAAATTAAATTAAATTATAAAAATAAAAAATGGAAAAGATAGAATTAGAACTGATAGAAATCGCTTTTGGTATTGTTATATCTGTATTTGTTGGTATGGTATTAGTTTGTTGTCTTAGAAGATAATTTAGGCAGTTAAAGAAATAAGTCCATTTCGTAAAACAAAAGCACGTTCTACCGTAGAGAAATAAGAACAAATACGTTCAACGTTATTTTGTGCTGTGTGTGTAATAGTTCGTAAATGTTCAATAGGTTTTTGACCTACTTTAATACCAGCCCCTGGAATATTCAATGGTGAAATACTTAAATCAACACCTTCAAAATGCATCTGTCCTTCGATTAGTTTCATAGCATGTCCTGCGAATGTGCTATTAGAGATTACGTTATTATTTTGTGGATGATTTGCTGCTTGTTTATTAGTAATAATGTCAAAAGAATATTCAGCATTAAGACAATTGATGTTTGCGGTGAAACACTGTGCTAATTGATTCTGTTTTCGTGCTTCTAATTGAACCTCTCGTGAATACACTGTTTGGTCATTAATTCGCCAATTGTAGGAATCAGAAACATTGTATGCTAAAGAATTGTATTGACCAAGTAAAACATTAGGTGCTGCTGGTCTATCGTGGACTAGGATTTGTCGAACATTTCTACCAGATAAACCTAAATCCCTAGATACTTCTTGTCGTAAAGTAGCAGTTCCAACTGGAGCAGTGACTGCTGGTATATTAGTATTTGTTACTATAATATCTTCGTAAGGCATAGCAAGACCTTGGTCACTATTGACGATTTTAGCAGTCGCTGCCATTCGTCCGTCTTCATAAGTTAAATAATCAGCAAGGAAATGAACGTTATTCACACCAATAACTGCTCCAGTAGTTCCAGCGAATGCATCTTCAAAACAAAGCATTTTACCAATATTAGCAGCACCATCTGCTTGTGTATTCCAAGTGATTTCAATACTAACTGGTTCATTCATTAAATATAAAGGTAATTGAACATTTCGCATCATTGGGAATAATTCAGATAATCGAATACTAAAAACTGGACAAGCAGTTTGTGAATGTGTAATTTGAACACTAGGGTCTGCTGTTGCGATAGCACCAGTAGCATCATAAATACAATCTTTCAATTGGTATTTACCTGTTCCAGCATTATCTGGTTCAAGACAATCAAGAGTTCCATTTTTAACAAAATCTTTTTGACTTTTTTCTTCATTCGTTTTAAATGCTCGTCGAATAGTTTGAAATGTTCCATACATATCACTAGTTGCTAGGACTTTAGTCCCCACTTTAAGGAGTGCTTTTTTAACTAATGCGTGGCATCCAGTTTTAATTGGAAGAAAGCATTTTAAAGCAGTAGGATCCACAGGGTGCACTGACATTGTTATTACGCTACCAACGTCTAATATTCCCTTACGTTCTAATACAAATCGAGCAATAGACTGATTTATCACTATCGGATCGAGTTTGTTAGTTTCAATGTTCATTGTTTCTATAGCGTTCAACGGTGACACATTTAAGACATCAGGTAAAGAAGACATTATTATATAATTGTTTATTAATACTTATAAAGATATTAATTATAAATAAAAATTTAATTAAAAAAATATAAAAAATAAAGAAAATAATTCTAGTAATTAA